GCGCCCGCGTCATAGTTGCCGGTCACCGGGGCGTCGATCGTCCAGCTGTCGGCGGTGGTACGGACGATCTCGTACTTGCCGATGATCTCCTGATAGGTATCGGCAAAGTGCACGGCCTGCCCGATGGCGCGGTTATGCCCGATCTCGGTCACGGTGACCGTGGTGCCGGATTGCGACCAGTCGAGCCCCTTCCAGGTGTCGAAGCTCTGGGAAGAGACCTCGACGCTGGTCACGACCTGCGTCGGAAACAGCGTCACCTGTCCGAACGGCTCGACGATCTCGTACTCGATCTCGGTGAAGGCATCGAGCGAACTGTCCTCGAGCCGGATATCCTCGATCTCGAATTCGCCGCAGCCCAGACAGAGCAGCTGGAACAGATACTGCTCGCCGCCGGCGAATTCGGTGTAGGGCTGCGCGGCAAAATCCGGATAGCTGAACACCCGGCCATACTGCACCGGGATCGCCTGTTCGATCCGCGCCGTGTTGCCCTGCGCGGCCAGGCTGTAGGTCCGCGCCGGCGTCGGCAACGCCGCGCGTTCCGGCACCTGCGGCGGCGGCAGGACCGCGTTGATCAGCGCCTGACCCGCCAGCACCAGACCCAGAGACGCGGCCTGTCCGACGGTGAACGTGCCGAACAGCGCGGTGCCCGCCAGAGACGGTCCCAGCAACAGCCCGGCCAGCGGACCGGCGAAGGCGACCAGCGCCAGCGACAGCAGGGTCCGGAGCGGGTTGGACCCGCCGCCGCCGCCGCCCTGCGGCAGCACCACGAAAACCAGAACGTCGCCGTGGTTCAGCTTGCGCCGCCATTCGGCGCGCAGGATCGGGCGCCCGTTCAGCTGCGCGATGAAGGGCGACCGGGTGCGGGGCGCCAGGGCCCGGACGCGCGCGCGGCGGCGCACCGGGTGCCAGCTGCGGCTGCCCAGCGGGTCGAACGGGTTCCGGACGGTCAGGCAGGCCGCTCTCATCGCCACCTCCGGTAGACATCGACGATCGAGAACCCGACGTCGCCGAGGCGCGACCGGGGCGTGTAGATCGCGCCGGCGGCCTCGATCGCGTGCAGCACCCCGCCCAGGTCCAGCCAGATCCCGACATGACAGGGCCGGATGCCGCGCGCCATCAGCACCGCGTCGCCTTCGGCATAAGGCGCCACCGGGTGCCAGCGGCCCCGCTCGGCCGAGCCATGGAAGGCCGCGACCTGGCCCCGCGCGTCGCCGGCCCAATCCACCGCCGGCACGTCGAGCCCGAACTGCTCCCGCCAGACCCGGCGCGCGAAATGCCAGCAATCCGACTGGCCCGCGACCCAGGGGGTGCCGATGTAGCCTTCGGCCCAATGCGCCAGGGCCCCGCTCACGATGCCAGCCCCGGAAAGGATTCCAGATCGTAATCCAGCGTCGGAAACCGGCGGTTCAGCAGGTCGCCGAACCCGGCGGTGGCGCGGATCTGCGTCGCGGTCGCGGTGATCCGGTTGACGGTCAGCACGATCGGCGGGTCGGTTTCCGGTCCGTCGTCAAGCGTGTCGCTGAGAAAGGCGCGGAAAATGACCGTGATCGGGTCCGGCTCCGCGACCGCCAGTTCGATCTGCGCGATGATCTCGGCCGAGACATTGTCGATCGTGATCTCGGCCTGCGGCACGCTGGTGCTGGTCTGGTCCGGCGGCACCAGGTCGAAGGCATAGCCCGCGAAGCTGACGACCTCGCCCGCGTTGCGCGGCGCGCCGTCCTCGAGCCGCGCCTCCAGCGGCGCCCAGTCCCGCACGACCCGGACCGGGTCGGAGAACGCCGGGTGATACAGTTCCAGCGTGTGATGGACGATCCGGTCGACCGGCGCGGCGGCATAGGCTTCCTTCAGGGCGGCGGACAGGGCGGCGTCAGGCATATCGCGTCTCCAGCGGCGCGCTGACAGCCCAATGCAGGCCCTTCCTCAAAGTCGCCTTGAAAGGCCCTGCAAAGCGGCTTTCCACCCGGGTCAGTCCGCCGCCGCGCGGCAGGTCCAGCAGGAACCAGGCCGACCCGCCCGCGGCCCCCAGGACATGACCGTCCGCATCGGTCGGCAGGTACAGATCGAATGTATCCTGCATCCTGGCGTTGATCTCGCAGACATCGACGCCGCTGGCGCCGTCGCCATCGTAGTCCAGATCGCCGAAGGCCTGGACCAGATTGATCTGGCAATAGGGCGTCATCGACCCCAGCGCCGTCCCGGCCCCGGTGGCGGCCACCAGCGTCACCCGATACCAGCCGGATCCCCGGTCGAGGATCGTGGCGCTGTCGATGTTCGACAATGTGCCGAAGGCGCCGATGCCGAGATCGACCTGCGCCGTGCAGGTCAGGTCGTCGGTGTTGCCGATCGCGATCCGCGCCTTTGTCCGGCCCGCCGCCTTCAGCGTCACCGAAACCACGACAGATCCGCCCGCCACGAACCCCGGATCGAAGTCGCGCCGGACCCGGTGCTGCGTGACGTCGTTGCCTTCGACGATGCGGTCGGCAAAGGCCACCAGCGGGCCGACCGCGCTGTCGGTCCCGACCGTCGCCCCGAGCGACCCCCAGCCGGACAGCGAGTCCGACGCCCCGAGCAGCGACCATGCCTCGTCGCCGTACCAGGCGCGGAACGCCGCCATTTCCCGGTCGGTAAGGATCCACGACACCCGGTGTTCGTCCTGCCGTGCCGCCGAGATCCGGCGCACCCGCCTGGTCCCGACCTCCATCTGGGTTCGGCGCACCTGGTCGGCGGGCTCCATTTCAAAGCCCGCGTTCGAGAGTCCGGGCAGCGTGTCAGGCCAGAACCGCGTCGTCATCGCCCGGTCCTCGTCATGCCGAAGCTGCGTTGCAGGGCCGCCGGGATCGGTCCGCGGCCCTGGGCCAGGTTCCCGGCGATCTGGCCCTCGACATGCGCCACCATCACGTCGATCGTCAGCCCCTCGCCGTCGTCGCGCTGCGTCGCGGTCGCCTCGACCCCGGATGCGGTGTTGTTGACATTGATCGTGACCGCGGGGGCGCCGCGCGCCGGGGCGGCGCCGGACAGTGCCGGTGCGGTGTCGCTGCGGGCGGTGCGCCCCAGATCGACAAAGGTCGGCCGGTCGAGGATGGTCGGCCGCCAGTCGGGCAGGCGCCCGCCGTCGACCCGGCGGGAACCGGCGCCCAGCTGGCCCAGGGCGCGGCGCGCGCTGTCGGGGATGCCGCCCATGGCGAACGCCTCGGTCCGGACGCCGAGCGCCCCGCCCGCCACACGGGTCAGCGGCAGGATGCCCTGTCCGTCCGGCCCCGATGCCAGGACGCCCAGACCGCCGCCGGGGGCGGGCCTGGTGGGCAGGATCGCCTCGGGCCCGGCCTCGCCCATCAGGCCCCTGGTCCTGCCGCCCATGTCGAACAGCGTGGGCCGGTCGACGACCGTGTTGCGATGCGCCGACAGATCCCCGCCCGGCACCCCGCCCTCGGCGAAGGGCAGGAAGGCGAACAGGCTGTCGATCAGCGGGTTCACTAGGCTGGTCGCCAGCTTCTGGGCAGCGGCGCGGGCGAACAGATCCTCGAGCGCACGGCCCAGATCCTCGATCTCGCCCTTTCCCCTGGCGAAATCGGCGAAGAAATCCTCGAATGCGCCGCTCAGTCCCTCCTTCAGTCGGGTCTTCAGATCGCTGGCCACGTCGGGCAGCTGATCCACCAGCGCGGCGATCCTGGCCCGCCACAACTCCACCGCGGCGGCGGCCTCCGGGCCGGAGGCATCGTTCGCCTTCTGCAGCTGCGGGATCAGCTCGGCCAGCGCCTCCGCCGCGCGGCGCTTCGCCTCGGCTATGTCCTCGGTGCCCTCGGCGGTGGATCGCAGACCCGCCCGAACCTTTTCCTGAACCCCGGCGACGGCAATCTCCATTGCGCGCAGGGCGTCCTCGGCCTCCTGCCGCAGGGCCGTCAGAGACCCGCGCGCGGCCTCGGCGGACCCGCCGCCGCCCCCTCCGCCTCCACCGCGGCCGCCGCGAGGCGCGATCAGACGGTTGAAGTTCCGGACAGCCGTCTGCTGGTTCCTGATGTCGTCAGCGCGAGGAATGACATTCCCCGACATGACGGTGTCCTCGTCGCGCATGGCATTGGTGATCGGCGTCGCCATCGCGCGGGCCAGATTGGCGGCGAGCCGGTCCGCCTCGTTCGCGGCAAGGCTGATGTTGCCCGCCATGTCGACGCTGGCGACGCCCTTGGCGGCGTCCCAGGCTTCCTGGAGCCGATCTTTAAGATCCTGCGACACCTCGGCGGACTTGAGGGCTTCCGAAAAGGCATCCCGTTCCGCCTGAACCCGCGCCTCGGCCACCTGGACGCTGTCCTCGCCGTATTCGGCGATCAGCTGCCGGAGGCGCGCCTCCTCCTCCAGCGTGGCCTTCAGCGCCTCGGCATCGGCCAGCGCCCGCGCGCTCTCGGCACGGGTCGCGGCGTAAACGCGAAGGGCTGACGCATCGAGCGTCGCCGCGTTGAGGTCCTGCTGCTGCTTGGCCAGTTTCTGCGTTTCGTTGGCGGCCATGCGCAAACCGTCCAGAACCCGCCGGTTCTCCTCCGACACGCCGCCGGCGGCGACCGCCGTTGCCTCGTATCCGGCCACCAGATCGTCGAGGGCGGCAGAGAACTTCGCCGGATCGGCCTCCAGCAGCACCGCGGCGAACTTCTGGCGCAGCGCCTCCATCTGCGCTTCCATTTCGGCGGCAAGCGGCAAGCCCGCATCGAGGCCCCGCAACTGCAACTCCGGCAAGGCAAGGGGGCCGAAAAACTGGCTGGCCAGGCTCGTCCGGTCCCTGTCCCTGCCGCTCGTCGTGTCCTCCAGCGAGACCCTGATCGAGTCCGCGATCGTTCCCACGGCCCGGCGCGCGTCCTCCATCCTGTCGCTGAAACTCGACTCGGCCAGAGCCCGCATTCTCTCGACAGCCGCGGAGGTGCCAGTGCCGTAGACCTCGAACAGATCCTGCGTCGGGGCCAGGGCTTCCCTGACGATGCGCGTGTAATCCGCGACGCTGTCTCTCAGATCGTCGAGCGCGTCCCCGGCATCGGGCGCGTCCTCGGCCATGCCGGTCAGCCATCGCGCCGCGGCGGCGCCGGCGCCGATCAGACCGATCGTGATCAGATTGACCGGCGACACCATGCTGGCGAAGGCGGCGCCTAGGGCGCGCACGGCGCCGGCGGCCCCGCGATTGCCGATCACCTGGCCGATCTGGGTGCCCTGCTGGATGGCCAGCTGAAGCGGGCTTTGCCCGGCGGCCAGCATCACGCCGATGTCGTTCAGCTGCGCGGTCAGGTTGGCGACCCCGGCGGCGCCGATCCCCGCCCCCTGCGCCGTGGCGGCCCCGGCCTGCCGGGCGGCGGCGCCCTGACGCTTCAGCGCGCCCTCGGCCTCCTTGGCACCCTGCGCGCTCTGCCTGCCGACCTTGCGCCCGGTGACCCCGACCTTTTCCATCTCCCGCGCCAGGCGCTGCAATTCGGCCCGGGCGGCAGGCGTCTGTGCCTGAAAGATCATGGAAACGGTCAGATCGGTCATGTCGTCTCCTTCAGTCCCATTGCCGCCATCATTTCGGCGGCGTCGCGGAATTCGGCGGGCCCGCCGGGGTCGTCGCCCGATGCGAAGGCGCGGCGGTCCGCGTCGCTGCCGTTGATCGCGACATGCATCGCCATCATGCGGCCGCGCGCCTCGATCCGGTCGACCTCCAGATGCCCCGCCGCCAGCGCGTCGAACTGCGCCAGTGTCAGGTCGAGCAGGTCGTCGAGCCGGTGTCCGCGCCGGACGAGCCAGGCGAAGACCTCGCCCCATCCGGTTCGGTCCGCGCCGCCATCGCCTTCAGCATCGGAGCGGCGGCGGCGGCGGTCCGGATGAAAAAATCCTGGTTGACCTCCCACACCGCGGTCGCCAGCGGCACAAGGTCGTCGCCGGGCAGCTCGCCGATCTCGGCTTTCGACAGGCCGCTGCCGATGGCGAGCGCCTCGATCACGGCCTCGGCCTGCACCACGAGGGCCGCCATCCAGTCGCCCGTCAGGACAAATGGCATGAAATGCGCCGCCGCGCGCCCCATCGGCCCCAGCTGCCGGATCGTCAGCGGCGCGATCTCGACCTCGCGGGTGCCGCGCGCGACCGTCACCCGCTTCGGCTCCGGCACGAAGACATCGAGCCCGGCGCTCATCACCAGCACACGATCGACAGATCGTCGTTCCCGCTGGAAGGCTTGAACCGCAGTTCCATCTCGGTCAGTGCGCGGCCCTGGTGGTCCACGGTCTGCGGGTCGACCCGCTGCACCGCCGGGCCGAACACGGTCAGGTTCTTGCCCGCGCCGCTGCCGTGCCGTAACCCGAACGAGGACAGCGTCACCGCGTTGATCTCGGTGCGCCAGGTGACTTCCTGCGCCGCCGTCAGGGACATCGTGGTCTTGCCCACGATCTGCCGGTCAGTGATGTCGATCGACTCGTCGCCCACGACCTCGGAGAATTCCAGCTGGTTGCCGATGTCGATCGACAGGCCGCGATGCGGATATGCGGTTCCGCCGCTCATCGATCCGGCGGCGGCGAGGGTCGCGCCCAGCTTGATCTCGGAGCTGTTGGCGGTGGTGATCACCTCGG